CGTGTTTTGTGCTAAAAGCGGACTCTACAAAACCGACATAATGATAACAGGAAGGGGTAGCCTAACGAATTAGACACATAGACCTCACTGCTTCATTCCTAGGAAATTGCCCACCCTCTGGTTAACAAGGAAGTTAAAGAAAACTTTCTTGTCCCGGACGGCGGTCCTCTTGATACATAGCACAGGTAAGACAACTTTTGACTCTCGAAACTCATCTAAAGGCGTTAGCCAAGGACGTTTCGCAGCCTCAAGTAGTAATCCTCCCCAAACTTTTTCATTCCCGCGTAAAATCTTCATTCCACTACTAGAATCAATGGTCCCCATTACCCGAGAAGGTAAGGAGTAGAACATCATTACGTCAACAAATCCGAAAAACTCATTCTGATTCTTTTCAATAACATCCACAGTTACTGTAGAATAGACAGTTGGTTTATCAGTAAAGTAACGAATCCTCTTTTCTAGTGGTAGATCGAGTTGATTATACCAAATTGAACGACATTGGATCGGCTGTAGTGTAGGGATAAGTCCGATTCTCTTAACACTCAGGGATTGAGAATTAAGAATAGAAGGGTTTAAGAGTAAACGTAAACACTTCATATCCATTATAGAAGGTCCATAACGAGCCTTTATAAGGGAACCATTTGAGACAAATTCAACCACTTCCCCTGCTCTGCAGAGAGGTTTTAGACCTACACCACCCAACGATTCTGGAATATACCACGGAACACGGAGAGAGTTAAGAAGTTCCCGATTTTCTCGGAGAAACATCTCATGAACCCTTGCACGCACATTGTCTGAAAGAGGAAGAGATCTCATCAATTCATGATGTCTAGCACCAATCGTCAAGGAAAACTCCTCTCCAGAATCAACGGCATCAGCCTTGTTCAACTCGCCAGATCGTAACATACCTTTAACTAAACCCATATTCACATATCTGATTTGCCTAAAACCATACCTAGGATTATATGCGAACGAAGTCGAGTTAATATTAAGATATGAGTCAGAAAAGTAAACCTTTCCGACCGATGGCGCGAGTCCACACAGTGTTGATAACTTCTTCCAAGCTTCATATGTATCACGATCACAACGCATTAAGCCGTCATCACCGTTAATTAACATAGGAACATCCTTAAGGTCCAATTGGCACCCTGCAGATAGCTCGGCCGCACGACGACATATCGCTGCATTCACAATACAAAGTATAGGAAAACTAACGATACTACCCATCAACTGACCCCATTTCTGAGGAGCAATCATCTCTTTACGGTCAACAGTAACTGACACCTCATGCCCTGTTAAACAAGTTAAAAAGATACGAGTGAGATCTTCCGGAAGGTCGATAACACTCGCAATGGTTTCGGCGGCTATTGAAGATAGTCGAGGATTCAACATATCTGTGGCAGCACTATAATCCAAAGACAGGAAACTACCAGTCATGTTACGGAATTGATCAAAATCAGATAATTGCACCGGTCTCCCAATTAATTGGAATATGGGGTGCATCCGTAAGTGTGAATGCATGAATTTCTGGAGTGGTTTAAGTAGGAAATATTTAAGAGCAGGGCCCTTTGATATAACACGTACTTTCAACGCCTCTGCAAGCCCCACAAGGGCCACTGGCGCATCACTTCTCCCATCTATGTCTGACTCTACCGAGTCTTGTTCATTTACGCGTTGACGTACACTCTCATAGACATTCTTATAAATAAGCGAAAACTCATCTATAGATTTCTGATTAAGAGTGATCTTGGTCAATTCAAATCTATCTGTCGTTTCATTCAGGTAAACTTTTACATTTCCTGAAGGTGTCACCTTCAAAACGGGATTAACGCGAACGGATGGTTCGTCGTTATACTCGAAAAGGTTAAAGTCACGGAGGTCATCAGGGGAAGTTAGCTGATCAGAAATAAACTTATTACTAAACAACGTTCCTAAGGTTCCATGCTTTGCACGACTATCCGTATAATTCGCCCTAATGGAAGGGGCATACGGATGCCATAATTGCTCATTGGTCATTTTCTTACCACTGAACAATTCGCGACACGTTCTCTGAACTTCATATTCCATATCCGAAAACTCGATCAAATCTCCACCAAGGGTAAAGGGTGTCATAGTTTCGGGATGGTCAGTAGTCAGAGTCTTAAATGTAGTCAAAAGCTGCTTATCAATAGCTTTCTTGTCTGGTCGGGGAAGACCTTTCTTCAAATATAAGATCCCAGTAATGAACTCCTCACGGAGAACATTATCTGGTTTCGTCATAATTCTCATAAATCTCCCCAGGCGGCCACAAGCCAGGGTTCCCGGTTTATCCAATCCTTTTGGGAAAGGGCATTCAGGTAACTCCTGTTTCATACAATAAGAAAAATAAGCAGATATCTTGTATTTCATGAACTTCATCCAGCCAATATCTTTGGAGCATAATGCCCAATGGTCATAGGTACCGGCAAGGTTTACTCGCGTAAATCTTCCAGTTTTGAAGCCAAAAAGTTTACAATAATCTACTAAATCCAACAACGACTGATAGAGGTAAAGTTTGTCACCAGTATATTCTGGTGGAAGGATACCTCCTATCATGAGTCTGCGCAGCTTATTAGGCTTCGCAGAAGCATGTTGTCTCC